ATGCCATGATTTCATCGTCCCAGTTGTACGAGTCGAGCACCCAGCGCTTCCAATCGGTGCCGTATGTGCTGATGATCTCTTCATCGCTGGCGCTTTCAAGATTCCCGTATCCGTCGAATGTGAACCAGGTATCCAGCCAATTGACTTTCCCGAAGTATGTCATCCGCATGATCTCGGTTGGACTGTAGCCAGCAAGCACGTCGTCGATGTCATCGAAATATGTTTCGTATGCATTGGCTGCGAGATATTCATTGATGAGAGACACATCCGGGTCGGGAATGATCTCGTCAATGATGTAATCTCTAAATTCGTCAATGCTGACTGTTGAAGTGTGTGCGTACTGTGTAAGCATGATTGCGTGTTCTCTGATTTCTGTGTTTTTCATGTTTTTTTTCCTCCTGACCTTTTTAGGTCTGTACCTCATCGGCACACTCAATATAGCACCGGCCTTCTGTTAGGTCAATACCTAATTCCACATTTTTTTCGATTTTTTTGAAAATTCGTTTTTTTTCGTGATTTTTGCCGGATTTACGCCGTTTTTGTGGGCTGATCCGGAAGGAAGGGCAGCCGATCCGGACGCCAGGCGGAGCCGATCCGGACCACCTGCAGCAGGCCCGGCCGAAAGATAAATGAAAAAAAGCAGCTTGCTAGACTGCATTGAGAGAAAATTATCCCGGAATGATTGCCAGATGTGAGAAGCTGGGCATTGTGAACCGGTCAAATGTGATCTGAACCGCATGCACATATTAATGACCTGGCAACCAGTCCGATCCGAACCGCCACCGGCCGAAAAACATAGGAAAACAAAGGAAAAACCGCCCAGGCCGAAAAGCAAAAAGAAAAAAGCGACACACTATCGAATCTATGAACTATGTATAGTAGCAAAGAAAGATTTATATTATTACTACTCTTCTAATAACCAGACTATGTAGATATTAAATATACAGGTAATTTACAATATGCGCTTCCTGGTAATTGCCAGCCTAAACCGTTTACAGATCTCATAAACCGCCAGAAGAAAGCACGACATAAACCCGACGACGACATCGGAACGCCTCGCCACAAAAAGGACCGGCACCGGAACAGGGGACAGCCGGCCAGATTGATCATATTAGAACTTGTAAATAGTAGAATTTGGTAGAAGAGATACTCAAATATGCAGTAATTTACTACGATTTTCAATCAAGTGTGAACATTTATTCAAGTGTATAGGGTATACTCAGTACAGTATCTCACTCTATATGACCCTACCCCTACCCCTCCCCTGAGAGCCGAGGGGGGTGGGGGGTATTTCCGCACCCGCGCCATGGAACCTATATTTAGTGTTGTTGTTTGGTTTCTTCCCCGTTACACGAATGTTCTCTCTGAATCTTGGGAAATAATTGATACCTATCTGGTTTTGAATAACCGATAGATAAGGATTTTCCCGGGAAAACACCCGTATTTGGCTATTTTTAGCTTGGGAAATAATTTTATACCGATTCCTATTTTTAAATATTTTCTGGAGAGTTTACCGATTCCTATTGGAAATCAACTGGTGTATGTAAGGATAGTGATAATATGAGGACGTGGATCTATTGTTCCGAGAGTGATACACATGGAAGGAAGAGGCACCCGACCGGACAGGGGTGTCTTTTCTATTGGAGAGACGAGCGGAGATTTGGGAAACGGCTATAATAACAGGTGTATTGTTTTTCATTGTTTTATTCCTTTCTGGGAGGGGCATTTGCCCCTTTTTCACTCGGTACAATCCAAGGAGTGATAATAAGGAATCATGGGAAGACTGAAGAAAAAATTCAATCTGAAATTAACACCTGCGGAGTTCGAAGAGAGGGTGTTCAGTTACTTTGAGGAGACACCGATTGATAACTGGACATTTGCGTCGATGTATTTGTATGTCGGCGTATCGGACAATCAGTGGAAGCGGATGGCAAAGAAGCCTGAATTCCGTGATGCTGCGGACTACGCACGGATGAAGATGATGGACAGGTACGAGCTGAAGTTAAAGACCGGCAACCCGACCGGGGCTATATTCGGTTTGAAGAATATGGGATGGTCTGACAGGGCTGAGATCGAAATGGCGGTCGAAGGTACAGTGAAGGTCGAAGATCTTCTGAAGGGTGGAAAGATCCGTGCCAGATGAGGTTTCAATTTCCTACGAAGAGTACATTGAGGATTATCTTCAGATACAGACGAAAGACGGTCAGCTGATTCCGTTGAAGAAGAACACGGCGCAGAACCGTCTTTTTGATATTTTTGCGGAGTGTTATGAAAACGACCAGCCGATGAAAGTGATTGTTCTGAAAGCCAGACAGTTAGGTATTTCCACAGTCACCGAGGCGATCATGAGTGCGCTGTGCATGACCACTTATTACGTAAGAGGGCTGATTGTAGCGCATAACTCAGACTCATCCACACATATCTTCAACATGGCGAAGAGATATTACGATAATCTTCCCCGTGGTCTGAAGCCGATGATCAAGTACTCCAATGCGAAGGAGCTTCATTTCGAAAACCCCGATAAGAATGCCGACCGTGAACACAAAGGTCTGCAGAGCGGAATCCGTGTAGCGACTGCAGGACAGGGCGGTGTTGCCCGTTCCCAGACGTATAACTACATACATTTGTCTGAATTGGCATTCTGGGGAGAGCAGGACGGTCAGACTGTCGCTGATCAGCTCACCGGTATTTTGCAGACTTTACCTCAGCACGGTTTCTCAATGCTGGTAATCGAGTCCACCGCCAACGGATATAACTACTTCAAGGCTTTGTGGGATCAGGCTACAAACGGCGAATCAGACTATATCCCTCTGTTTATTCCATGGTTTGAAATGGAAGAATACCGTTTACCTTGGAACGGGGAAGACTTCACCGATGAGGAGAAGGAGCTTAAAGACAAGTTCTCTCTTGATGAAGAGCAGCTCATGTGGAGACGGTATGCGATCCGAAACCTCTGCGGTAACGATCCGTTAAAGTTCCGCCAGGAATATCCGTCCACTCCCGAAGAAGCGTTTATCCTTTCGGGTACACCTATCTTTGATACCGAGAAAGTCCTCAAGAGAATGACTGAAGTTCCTGATCCGATTATGAAGGGCAATTTCTCTGAAGAGGGTTCGTGGTACGACTCCACCATGGGAGCGACTCGTATCTGGGAAACTCCTTTGTTAGGACATGTTTACGTTATCGGTGCCGACACTGCCGGCGAAGGATCCGACTGGTTCAGGGCTTACGTCCTTGATAAGACGGAAGGCGGAAGGATGGTCGCTGCCTATGGCGCACAGACTGACGAAGGAAGATTTGTAAAACAGCTCTACTGGTTAGGAATGATGTACAACTACGCCATGATCGCTCCTGAAACCAATTTCTCGAGTTATCCTACGATGAAGCTGCAGGAGTACGGGTATCTGAATATGTATGTCAGAGAGAGCGTTGATACTTATCTTCACCGCACTCAGAAGAAATTTGGTTTCCGCACCACATCCCTGACAAGACCGCTGATTCTGGATAACCTGACCGACATTGTCCGTGAGCATATCCACTTAATCAACGATCCTGACTTATTGAAGGAAATGCTTAGTTTCGTACGCAACGACAGAGGAAGACCGGAAGCTGCGGAAGGCGCACATGATGACTGCGTCATGGCATCGGCTATTGCTTTCTATGTCATGCCACAGGCTCAGGAGAGCTTCTACACAGACGATTTTGAAGAAGAACCAGACGATTACTCAAGTTTTTTGAGTTACGGAGGCTGAATGGAATACGTTTTAGCAATCATTGTTTTTATCGCCGGCATTGGAGTCGGCTTTTATTTTGGCTACCAGAAGGGCAGATCGTCTGACGGTTTCTCCCCTGAGGAGAAGGAAATGGTCAGACAGGTTCTTTCCGTGCTGACCTACGGAGGTAAGCGTGAAGATTAAAACTACCCCACAGGAAATATGGGATGAGTACAAAAAGGGCGAGACCTATAACTCATCCATCGACCTGTATGACACGGTTGAGAAAAACCAGAGGTTCTATCACGGAGACCAGTGGTATGAAGTAAACGCACCGGATCTGAATAAACCTGTTTTCAACATCATGAAACGTGTAATCAGTTTCTATGTTGCGACCATCGTTTCAGATGATATCGGTGTTCATATCACTCCGCTGGATGACACACCTGCGACAAAGATCATGTCTGACATCATCGCAGGTGAAGCGGAGAAGATCCTTGAGAGAACCAAATGCACCACAAAATTAAGAACAAACATGTCAAACTGCGCCATTGACGGTGACACATGCATGTTTACAAACTTTGACGCTGACATCGAGACAAATCAGGATGCCAAGGGTGACGTTGATCTTGAGATTATCGACAATACAAACATTATTTTCGGCAATCCGTATTCGGATAACGTTCAGAAACAGCCTTACATTCTGGTGGTTCAGCGACTTTTCACCGATCAGGTCAGAGACATGGCGGAAGGGTACGGAGTTTCCAAAGACCTTCTGTACAAAATCGTCCCTGACGATGATCTGAAAGACATGCGGAACCAGTCCGACTTAACGACAGTGATCACGAAATTCTGGAAGGAGAAGAAAACATCTTCCAGGAAGGACAAGGTGACGGGTGTGGACAAGAAATTTTCTTCCACCACAGTACACTGCACCAAAGTTGTGCAAGGTCTGACACTGATGGAAGACACCGACATGGAGTATGTGAATTATCCTGTTGCCTATATGTCATGGGACAGGGTGAAAAACTCCTACCACGGACGTTCACCGATCACCGGTCTCATCCCCAACCAGATTTTCGTCAACAAGATCTATGCCATGTGTATGGTCTACATGACCAACATGGGATTCCCGAAGATCTTTTATGACAAGACCAAACTTGGAAAACTCACGAATGATGTAACCAAGGGTATCTCGGTCCCCAACATGGATATGGCCGGGAAGATGATGGATGCTGTCAAAGCTCCCGACTTTTCAAACCAGATTATCCAGCTGATCGACTCAACGATTGGCTACACGAAAGACTTCATGGGAGCTTCCGACGCTGCTCTGGGTGAACTGAGCGGATCGTCACTCAACAACACATCCGCAATCGTCGCTGTTCAGCAGGCTTCAAGCGTCCCTCTGGAGATTCAGAAGTTAAGTTTCTATCAGTTTGTCGAGGATGTGGTGAGGTCGATCGTTGATGTCATGGCATGTAACTACGGCATCCGGAAAATCCACATCACAGAGAATCAGGCAAAGGAACTGGGAATGCCTCCTGCAGGTGTTGACCAAAGCGGAATGCCTGTCTATCCGACAACGATGGACGTTGATTTCTCCATGCTGAGGAATTTCAACTACGACATAAACGTTGAGATCGGTCAGTCATCTTACTGGTCAGAACAGACTCAGGTACAGACGATGGACAATCTCTTCGATAAGGGAATCATCAAGAATCCTGTTACTTATCTTGAGGGCATCCCGGATAAGTACATTCCCAACAAGAGAAAGCTGATGGAAGAGGTCAAGAAAGACTACGAACAGCAGCAGATGATGGAACAGATGCAGGCAGGCATAACGCCGGATATGATGGGCGGTGCGCCTCAGGGGATGCCTCCTCAGATGGCACCCGGCATGGCTCCGGTTGATCTTCAGCAGGAACCTGTCGAAAGCGATTCTTTCCGTATGAAGGACGGACAGGATAACAGAGGAGGAGACAATCCTCAGTTGCAGGAGACTTATGCTAAGTCAAAGGAGTTTTACCAGTGAAATGCCCGGCATGTTTCAGTGAAATGACACGGATTAACGCCGGTGGTGATCACTACTACTGGCAGTGCGAAAAATGCGGTCAGACGATGGGAAGACCAGAACCGCAGACCATCGAAGAAATACTCGATGACATAACGAAGGAAGAAGCCAAATAGGCTTTTTTCATATGCGCCAACCATAGCGCAAAAGGAGAAGAATGGACGAATTGACAAACCAGTCAGACGACCTCGAACTCGATCTGGGTTTAGGCTCAGATGAACCCGAAGAAGCTCCCGAAGAAACTGAAGAGACCGAAGTCTCTGAGGCTGAGGAAGCTCCGGAGGAGACGCCCGATACTTTTGAACTGGGAATCCGGTACAACGGTCAGGACATGAAGCTCTCACGTGACGAAGCTACCACACTCGCACAGAAGGGCATGAATTACGACAAGGTGTACCAACAGCTGCAGGATCTCCGCAATGACCCGATCAGGAAGGTCTTTGAGGAACAGGCAGCCGAAGCAGGACTCACGCTTCAGGAGTACGCACAGAGAATGCAGGACTTTCGCCAGCAGGTGTCCATTCGTAACATTGCGGATGCTTTCAAGAAAGAAAACCCGGATGTGACGGATGACGTTGCCCAGAAGTATGCGGAACAGGCTTACGCAAATCAGAAAGCAAAGATTGAAGCCGACAACAGAGCCAGAACACAGCAGGCTGAGAGTGACCGTAATCAGGCACTCATCAAAGAAGTACAGGCTTTCAATGAACACTTTCCTGATGTGAAGATAGAAGATCTTCCAGCCGAAGTGATTGACGATATCAATGCCGGCACCAAACTTGAAACCGCATATCTCAGGTACCAGAACAGAGAGCTTCAGAAGAGGCTTTCCAACAGCGAAACGAATGCAAAAAACAAACAGAAGAATATCGGTTCCGCTTCAGACAACATGGGCGGATCCGGAGAAGAAGATCCTTTCCTGAAGGGTCTTTTTGGTTAAGGAGATATTATGGCTAACCAGACAAATAACTACGCAGCAAAATATGCCGATCAGCTTGAACAGGCTTATCTCAGAAGCTCTGTAATCGCAGGCAAGACAAATACGGAATATGAATTCACTGGTGTAAACACAATTCACATCTATTCCGCAGTCACACAGCCTCTCGGCAACTATGCAAGAACCGGTACATGGAGATACGGCGGTGAACCGAACGAACTGCTGACAGACGTTCAGGATCTCGTTCTGAGTCAGGACAAGGCATTCTCCATGTCTATCGACAAAGGCAACTACAAAGATACAAACCTCGTCCTCAGAACAGGTCGTGTCGTTAAGCAGCAGATCGGTGAACAGGTCACTCCGTTCTTCGACAAGTATGCTCTGAACAAGTGGGGTACAGACGCAACAGTCCTCACAGTAGCATCTCCGACAAAGGCAAATGTCGTTGATATGTTTGTAGATGCACGGAAAAACTTTGTTAATAACAACATTCAGATGAGTGATTCCTGCTATGCCTACATT